ATGGCAGATACCACCACAACAAATTTATTATTAACAAAGCCAGAGGTAGGAGCCTCAACTGACACTTGGGGAACAAAAGTCAATACCGACCTCGATTTGGTCGATGCATTATTTACTGCAAACGGTACAGGTACTTCAGTTGGCTTGAATATTGGATCAGGTAAGGTTTTGACTGTTGGGGGCATTGCATCTTATGCAGCAGGCTCTGCGGCTGCGCCAACAATCACAGCCACAGGCGACACGAACACAGGTATCTACTTCCCTGCCGCTGACACCATTGCCTTTACTGAGGGTGGTGTTGAGTCAATGAGAATTGATAGCTCTGCGAATGTGGGTATAGGTACTAGCTCGCCAAGCAATGCAAAACTTGATATTGCTTCTGGAAACATTAATCTTAGCGACACCTACATATTGGCATGGGGTGGTAGCTCAGGCCGTCCAAACATTGAGGGTTCAAAAGCATCAAGTTATTTAAAATTTTCAACGGGCGGCGGTACTACCCACATGATGATTGATAGCTCTGGTAATGTGGGTATAGGTGTTACTCCCTCCAATGCAAACGGCGGTGTTCTACAACTTAAATCTGGCATTACTTTCCCTGCAACACAAGTTGCCGCTACTGACGCAAACACGCTAGATGATTATGAGGAGGGTACTTGGACTCCTGCGGGTGGTAGTTTGACAAACAATGCAACTGCATACTATACAAAAGTTGGACGCTTGGTTCAGGCAACTTTTGATGTTACTTTCCCCGGCGGTGGTGCGGCAACGCAAGGAAATATTACTGGACTGCCTTTTACAATATTAACGCCCGGTGGTGGTGGTTCTATTGGTTTTACAGGCTATGGAAGCGCAATTACATTAAATATTCAACGTACAACAACATATTTTTATTTTGTAACTTTCGCAGGGGTTGGGGTAACGTATGCAAATTTAAATGGCGTAAGAGTTATCGGCACTTTAGTTTATTCAGTTTAAGGAGAAATCATGTCAACATTCACAGAAACCAAAACAGTAGATCAAATCACAGTCACCGAAAACGGTGTAATTCTTTATCGGGAAGCAACTCGCATCCTAAAAGATGGTGATGAAATCAGCAAAATTTACCACCGAACAAGCCTTACACCAGCACAAGACCTGACAGGCGTTCCTACTAATGTTGTTGCAATCTGTAACGTGGCATGGACTGCTGCTGTCATTGCGGCTTATCAAGCGCAAGTGGCGGCATCACAACTTCAAGAAGCATAAGCCATGAGCCTAGAAACAGACTTCTACGCGCATCAGGCATCTTGCGATGAGCGATACAAGAATATCGAAGAGAAGCTGGAGTCCGGTAAGGCTCGCATGACGCGGATTGAGTACCTGATCTACATTGTCATCGCCGCAGTGCTTCTCGGCCCTGGCTTTGCTGCTCAAATGCTTTCTAAGCTGCTGGGAATGTAAAGCAATGTGGACCCCATATCCTTGTGCTTATTGGCCGCCGGCATCTGTAAGCAAATACAGGCAGGCTGCGATTTGTACCGTGAGTGCAAAACTCAGTTTGTTGAAATAAAAAAAACAGGTGAAGAGGTTGCTGCAATTGGCAAAGAGGCATATGGGTTTTGGAAGCAGTTATTGCAATTCTTTGGCGGCAAACCAAAACCGCAACAACAAGCCAAGCCGGTAGCAGCAAAGAAAAAGAAAGAAAAGTTTGTTGAGGTAGATGAAGAGGAAATACTGAATGGAGTTGTAGATCAGCTGATTCAGTTTTTTCACTTGCAGCAGCAGCTGGCTGACCATATCCGCGAAAGTGAGGAGAAGTCCAGAACAGTCTACGATCCTGACGCTAACCTGTTTGAAGCGGCCATCAAGCGCGTGAGGGCGGCTGACCAGATGCAAGTCATGGTAAATGACATAAGGATGGCGATGACCTGGAACGCACCTAAAGAACTAGGTGCGCTGTACTCCAAGGTCATGGAGATGCGTGAGATTGTTGGTGCAGAGCAGGAGGCCGCAAGGCTGGCGCAGGAGTCAAAGGCCAAGAGGATGCTATGGCAACGTCAGCAAAGAGAGGCAAGCCAGCGGTTAAAACTGGGAGTAAGCGTCCTGACCCTTATTCTTATCCTATACCTGTGGCTCCTGCTTCTCGTCCTGACGAACCAGAGGATCACATGATGGGAGCAGTAGGCTGGATCGTTTCGGTGGTTCTCGTTGCCTTGATGCTGCCACTATTGGCATTTATGCTGCTGGACACCTTAGAGCAAAAACAAGAGGTGAGACAGCAGCTGGAAAAAGTGGAAAAATTACGCCGTGAGATCGAAAGGAAAAACCGTGACAAGACTCCTGCTTCCATTACTGATAATCCTGTCTTTGACAGGGTGCGAAGACCGCTTCAGATATCCATGTCAAGACCCAAAGAATTGGGATAAGGAAGAGTGCAAGCCGCCAATTTGTACGGCAACAGCGACCTGTCCTGAGATGCTTGTTAAACCCGAACCGGAGAAGAAGTGATGCCAACCATTGTGATGAATAAACAAACTCGCATGACTGCTGACGATATTGAAGCTAGGGTATGGGCTTTTGTAATTGTTTGCCTGATGCTGATTCTGCTTGGATCGGTAGCCATGTTCCTGTACGCATTAACCTACGTCACACAGCCTATGAATGGGCAAATGGCGGCCATAGATAAGGTGTACACCCAACAGATCAGCACCATTATGGTATTTATCACTGGCGTGCTTGGCGGGGTTGCTGGCCGGTCTGGCGTTAAGGCAATTGCTAACGCGACGGCTAAGGCCGAGGCCATTGACAATGATGAGCCGCCAAAGCCATGAGTCTTTTTAACCCTTGGGTGATTTTGAGTATCCTGATCGCCATTGGCTCTGCCGCTGCCGGTGGATACTCCAAGGGGAAGGCCGCTGAGTATCAGCGCCAGCAGATTGAGATTGCCGCGCTGAACGCCAAGGCCAGAGAGACTGAGAAGGCCATGGCGCAAGTGGCGCAGACTTATGGTGAAACATTACGAAAGGCGAATAATGTTGCAAAGATTAAAGAGACAAAGCTGCGCGCTGATATTGCTAGCGGTGAACGCAAGCTGTTCATCCCTGTCAAAGCCGCCGAGTGCGCCGTATCAGCCGCCACAGATACCGCCGTTGCCGGTGGAGGTACAGAAACAAGAGCCGAGCTTGACGGAGGAGTTGCTCAAGCTCTTATCGATATCGCCAGCAGAGGTGATGCCGCCATCCGCAGCCTCAACACCTGTTATGACCAATACGAAAAAATGAGGAACATGAAATGAATCTATCACCAAGTTTTACCCTTGAAGAATTAACCCATACCGATCACCGAGAGTTTGATAATCTGCCAAACGAAGAGGAATTAGCCAATCTGTACCGTTTGGCTGAATTCTTGGAACAGGTCAAGGTTGTGCTTGGCGGTAAACCGATTATTGTGAATTCTGCATTCAGATCAAAAGCCGTTAATGATGCAGTGAAATCATCTGACAAATCACAACATAGACGGGGCTGTGCAGCCGATATTCGTGTGCCAGGCATGACACCAGACGAAGTCGTTAAGGCCGTCATTGACTCTGATCTGGAATACGATCAGGTTATTCGTGAGTTTGACCGCTGGACTCATATCAGTATTCCTAATACTGAAGATGCCGATCCCCGCGCTATGGCTTTGATTATTGACAAGACCGGCACAAGAGCATTTGCATAATGGCAACAAACCTCAATCAGCAGATCACGACACCAGCGCAGCCTAACCTTGGCTCTCCTGGTGCGTCATACGATGAGAGGTTTCAGTCTCAAGCCTTTGGTGCGCTTAATAGATATTTCAGCAGTCTTACAGCGCTGTTTGCGACACTGTTTGGACCGCGTGGTGGTAAGTGGATGAACAACCCCTATGGCGCGTTCCAAGACGGCACAGATCAGGTTGCGGCCAACACCACAACGGCCTATGCCGTCACATTTGACACCACCGACTTCAGCAATGGCGTTACCTTATCTAATTCGTCAAGGCTAAATGTAGCGCAGGCTGGCA